TCTTCAATGAAGATTAAAGGCAAACGAAAATTGAAGAAGATCAAAAATGTTAAAGTGTCTAAAGCACTTACCAAGAAGATTAAGAAAGTCATTGCTGGAACTGAAGCAACTGGCTCTTATACTACTGTTAAAGGTGGTTTTGTTGGTTGCTGTTGGAATACTCCTTCAGGAACTAATTCAGCACCAAATCAAAGAGTTTTAGGAGGTCTTACCGCTGTTGGAAACGTTATTTATGCTGGAATTGTTGGTCCTTCTGTTAATGAACCTGCAGGTTCCAGAACTCTTTGGGCAAGTCTGTCTAATTGGGATCCTGCACCAGGTTATACACCTATTACAGATCTTGTTCCAGGCACTGATATGAACTATTTTACTATTGAAAAAATTTTGGATGCTGCATCTATATGTTTTAATAGAAAGGCTATCAGTTTAACTCCTTGGAATACCGCCAACAATTTATCTACTCTTTTCAATGTTACTACTGGTTTACCTGCAAACATTGCTCCAGGTCCATTGAAGATTAAATTGGTTAATTCGTGGGTACAGTTTACTCTCAGAAACATGTCTGGTAGAATTGCTCATTTGGATATTTTTGAATGTACTCCAAGGCTCAAGTTTCAGACCAAACCTGCTTTGCAAAGTATGGCTGATACTCTTGAAGCTGGAATTCAAAATGTTCAAGATGAAGCTTTTACTCAGGATGCCACATTTCGTTACTACAACCGCCTTGCTAGTGCAACTGGTGTTGAAGGCTATAAGGAGGGATTGTTAACAGAAGGAACAATTGATCCTGTAATGATTGCTAAGCAGTTTGGTTGTAATTGGAATGTAGTCAAGAGACAAATGGTTTTGCAACCTTATGAAACATGCATTCATTCAATCAAAGGTCCTTCTGCTGAGTTGGATTATTCTAAAATGAATGTTGATCAAAACTCTCAAGTCGCCTTTTTGAAGGGACTTAGTGTTAGTGTGTTCATGTCTGTTCGTGTTGATCAAGCTCTTCCTACTACTCAAAATTCTGGAGCTAAATATGCTGACACAGCTCCTGTTCCAGCTACTGACAACACTTTTTCTGCTCAAATGTCAATGCCTATTGCAGTTGAAATTAAGGAGAGCTACACTATTAAAGTACCTGAAGTCGCAGGTTTTGTTTCTGCTGTAGCAGGACAAAGACAGCAACTTAACATGAGAAAGAAAAAGATTGTGTATGCTAACTTTCTCGACAAGAATGGTACTCAAGTCTTTTCTGTTGCCAATGAACAGAATCCTCAATTGCAGTATGACAATCAAGGCAACGAAATTGACCCTACTCTTTAATAAACGTAACTTAAGAACTGAGAACGCGATAGTAAGCACCCAAGGCCCGCTTGAATCACGTGAGTGAGAATCGGGCCTAAGTATTACTTACTATCGCGGTTCTCAGTTCTCACCGTCCGACTCCCGCCCGAAAGAAATAAGAGCTAAGCCACTCCTTATTTCCTTATTTACTCGTAACGCTTTAACCGACGGCTGAATGCAAACTGGGGGGGTATGTTGGTCACCTGTTATGACAAGCCGGCTCGCCAAATGTATATAAAAGGAGCGACTTTCCCTCCTCTAAAAAGTCAATAAGCCTATCCGGTTAAGAAATTTATGACTACTCCTTCCCAAGCTGAATCTCTTTCTCAATGGCCAATCGATCAAATGGTGCAGCAAGACGTCAAGGAATCTTTTGGCTTCTCACCGTCCCCTACCCCAATGCCGTCTTTGCCTCACTCTTGGAGTCAAGCCAACTGCCAGTTAGTATCGTCTGGATCCGAGGACAACTCGAACAAGGAGAACAGACCGACTACCTCCATTATCAGGCCATTGCGGCGTTCGACACGAAGAAATCTCTTGCCGCAGTTACTCGAGTGTTTGGAACCGGAATCCATGCCGAACTCTCCCGTTCCGAAGCCGCTGAAGCCTATGTCCACAAGCAAGACACCCGAGTTGGAGAGCCTTTCGAATTTGGAGCCAAACCCATTCGTAGAAACTCCCGAACTGACTGGGAATCCGTCTGGACAGCAGCCAAGTCCGGTGATCTCATGTCAGTTCCCGCAAATATCAGAGTGGTATCTTATCACTCCTTGCGAGCAATCTTCAGCGATAATGCAAAGCCTGGTTTTATTGACCGCACAGTTACCGTATACTTTGGATGTACGGGAAGCGGTAAATCACATCGTGCATGGAGTGAAGCAGGAGTCGGTGCTTATTCTAAGTGCCCTCGGACGAAATTCTGGGATGGTTATCAAGCTGAAGAGCATGTTGTCATTGATGAATTTAGAGGCGGTATCGATGTCGCACACTTGTTACGCTGGTTCGACAATTATCCAGTACGTTTGGAAATCAAGGGCTCTTCCAGACCCTCTCATGTTAAACGAATCTGGATCACTTCAAACTTGTCTCCAGAACAATGGTATCCAGATTTGGACTCAGCCACACTACCAGCTTTAATGCGTCGACTTAATATCGTAGAAATGAACACACCCTACTCTCCCGAATAAAAACTTTAGTACTTTTGAAAAATGCCTTATGGTCGTGTTCAAAGATCTCGTCGCCGCTTTACTCAATCTCGCTACCGCACTCGCAGTACTCGCTCTCGTCCTATCAGGCGAACATATCGGGTTCGGCGAGCCCCAAGCAGAGTCGTATCCCTTGGAGCCGGCCGTCGGATCAGGATAATTCAAAGAAGAAGAAGATAGCTTAATATAATACTTAAACTAAAAACTTAAAAACTTAAGGTCAGGGGGTCAGGGCAGTTAGGGTCAGGGAAGTAGGGTTAGGGAGTTAGCCGGCTTAGGGTTGTAGGGTCAGGGTAGACTACCATGAATCCTCATAGGCCCTTGGCCCCCCAGTGTTTAACCCTACTTTTTACCCAAAAAAATGTCAAATTGGCAAGATTGGTCTGTTAATGAAGGTCGACGCATATATGATACTTATGGTGGTCGTCAATTTTTTGGTGGTCCTCCCCCTGGAACTAGAGAACATACTGAGTGGGCTGCTGGTCGCGCTCATGTTCGACAGTTGGCTGGTAGAAAGAGAGGTCGCTCTGATGAAGGTGTAAGCCGTACTCCTCAAGGACCTAGACAACTACCATCTAGAGTTCCCCCAAAAAAAATGCCAAGAACTACTGCTGTTAACAAACTTGTCGATAAGTCTTCAATGAAGATTAAAGGCAAACGAAAATTGAAGAAGATCAAAAATGTTAAAGTGTCTAAAGCACTTACCAAGAAGATTAAGAAAGTCATTGCTGGA